ATTTACTTGGATCAAATTTAGCAACTGCTGTCAGACAGTTTTCTATACCATCAGATATCATATCATCTTTAAATGTATAATTAATAAAATTGGATTTATATGATAAATGTGTAGATATTTTAATAAAACACTCACCTATGTAGTTTGGGACTATGGGATTTTCCTCACCTCGTTCTTTGGCTTCATCTACACTTTTTTTATAATCAATAAGTGCTTGTAGAAACTTTTTGTTATCTACATAATGAGAAGAGGTTGGAATTGCCTTTACTATCTCAGTGGATAGTTTTTCCACTTCTTGTATATCTAGTGAGGATGTCGTCATTTTGGTCTTCATTTTCAGTGTTGTTAATAAATCTATCTATCAAATCTTTTATATTTGTTTCGCTTATTTCATTACTAGAATCATTTGCAATTTCCTTCTTTTCCTCAGCCAATGTTTCTATAAATTTAGTATAATTATCAGAAAGTGATTCTTTCGGTTTACTTGATACAACTATATTTCGAATAGCTATATCTATAGGTTCTTCTATTGATAACGGCAACCAAGCTGATAAAACATATGATTCAACCATGGTTCTACCAATTGGTATTTTTACTTGATGTAATAATACTGGATTAGAAACGGAGACAGAAACGCCGTCAGTTGTTTTCATAAGTTCGCATACTATATCTTCTCCATTAACCAATTTAACTACCCTTAAATTTTCGGTGTTCATTGTAATGGGATCCTTAGTAATTTGTAATCAAAATGTTCATCATTATAAATTTTAATTCTTTCTATCATATGTAATAATGTGTAATTCTTTTTGGATTTCCAAGTCAAATCATCACCAATATCATATAAATTACACTTATCTTTAGTATCACTTGTTCTCAATCCTCTACCAATTGATTGTAAATTTCTTACTCTAGATTTTGAAGGTGATGCAAAAATAATATTATGCAGGTTTTTAATATTTATTCCTGTAGAAAATGTTCCATATGATGCTACTATTATAGCATCCTTTTCAAGTTCTGTCAAGCGTCTTATCTCTTCCCTTTGATCAGTATCGGTCCCACCATAAACAAAAAAGACTTTTCTTTCACCGGCTTTAGTAGATATCATTTCATATAATGGTTTACCATGCTTTTCAACATACTGAAATAGTACTAAGGTATTGCCTATTTGTTTTAGAGCAAGATTTCGAATAAACTTATTTCTTGGTTCAAATTGAACAAGAAAATCCATCTCCTCTGGGTATGTTTTTCCCTTCAGTGCCTTTTTAATTTCATCATTATATTCTAATATCAAATTATAAATTTGTAGATCAGCAAGCGTTTTACTACCAATTAGCTTTTTGGTTGTTGTTACTTTATATACAGGCCCAAATAATCCCTCAAGTACAAGTTTGTGTGTCTGTAACCCATCCAATGTTCCAGTAGTTCCAACTCTATAAGGTGCCGTTGAACATTTATTCAAAATGCCTGTCAATGATTTGGCTTTATATAAATGTGCTTCGTCTCCGTAGATTGCTTTAAAGTCTGCAAAAAATTGTTTTGGCAACTTATACAGCGATTGCCATGTACTAATAACTACAGGGAATTCATTAGATTTTTCATGTCCGCCATATATCCTATGGCAATTGATGGATGTTCTCCATCCGTTGAGTCCAGAATAATCCCTAAAATCAGAATACAATTGTTCTACAAGCGAAGTAGTGGGAACAATAACCAATTGACGTCTATCAAATTGCTCATGCCACCTAACCAAACAATAAATGATTAAGGATTTACCTGAACCTGTTGGGGAAAGTAATAAACGCCTTCCATCATGTATTGCTTGATAAACTGCTTCAATCTGATAATCACGTATTTCAATTGGTTCGCCTTTGGAAGATATATTCAATTCTTTACAGAATTTGGCAACACTTTCCATTGTGCATTCATCTGCAGTTTTAACATATTCTGAGGTATCAACTAGATAATCACGTTCTTTGGCAAATTTTTCCACATAATCTTTTAGGCCAACATAAAGCTCTTTGGTAAACATGGAAAAAAGTTTTACTTTTCCATCCCACATACGAGACCGATACAAAGGATGAAACTTTGCTCCAGGAACTTCAAACGAAAAATGATCGTTTAATTCCTGAGCAATGGATGGACTTGTATCTATTTCTAAATACACTTCATTCTTTTTTCTTATGTTTATTATTTCAGACATTACATCATACCATTTGTGAATTTAGTCCACTCAATAGAATTTTTAATGTCCCATGTTCTACTATTTAGAGATCTAATGATCTGCTCTAGTTGATACATAACAGTTTTAAAATATTCTACTTTGTCTTCCAGGACAATTAAATCAGGATCAACTTGAAGAAATTCATCCATTTCATTTTTTAATGGTTTATTTCCCTGCCACTGTGACCAACCCTCTTCAATTAATTCATCCTGTGTTAGTTCGCCTCTATAATATCTATACTTCAAACGTCTACAATTTAAATAATCAGATTCTGATTTACGCAGATTTAATCTTGTGGATGATAAGAAATTGAGATACTTAGAATGCAATAAAGGTGTTCGAGCAGATTCATGACCAAGATTTGTTTCATTAATCTTGCAATCATCTGCCCACATATTTTGCAGGTCAGATAATTTCAATTTATTATCCTATTTGAATAATTTGTCCAGGATTGCCTTGGAAGTTGAATGATCCATAGTGGTTCAATGAGATTGAAGGATCAAGCCAAATATCGCCACCAATGTCTTGCCAACGGCGACTAAATGTATAATCTTCAGACAAGTAACGCTTGTCTTTTGGATCAATCATCGTGTCGAAGAATGCATAGAAGAAGTCCTGTAAATCTGGAGGAGTATTCAAATCATTGTTATACTTCAACTCAGGATATGCCGCAATCATTTTGTCGATTGCTTCACGCTTAATCATCATAAACCCTGTTGCACCATCATGTAATTTAATTACACCGTTTTCAATTGCAATTTGTTTGGCATCACGATTAACAAATTTAAAGTTAATTGCATAATCAGAACCTGCAGCTGCGATATCTCTATCTGAAATATCTTGACCTGGTTTAGATGCAAGATGCTCTTTAATACGTTGCCAATTTACACCCTTTTTAGGATATGCACCAACGCAAACTTCTTTGTTGTGAGCAAGAAGTTTTAATACATCCTCAACTTGAAATTCAATATCTGCGTCGATAAAAAGCAATCTAGTATAGTTGCTCTGCAAAAAGTATGCCACCAATACATTACGAGCACGAGTAACAAGAGACTCATTTGCAATCGTACCAAAAGCCAATGGGATTTGATGTTGATTAAAGAATGTCAATGTGCGAACCATTGACCTAAAATATGCTTCTGTTAGCATGCCACCATAACAAGGAGTTGCTACGAAAATCTTTTCTTTTCTTAATTCATCAAGGTTTAATTGAAGCTGCCCAGGTTGTGCAGCTGGTGCTTCAGGAGCAGGCGCAACTTGTTTATTAAATTTGGGTACTGGGACTTTTGGAATATTTTTCAAACCATTATTTTTGTTCATATGAACTCCATTCATTTATATTTAAGTGACTGTACCTCAAACGTCTCATATTTGAAGACAGCGATTGCTGTGAAATAATTTACGCTAGCCGATGCGATTTCAAAATCTAAACCCTCTAAGGAAACTGGGAATAAGTTCTTATATATTATATTTACTATTGGAACATTTGTCGAGTCTAAAACCGTTAAAGTACCATCCGAGTATGCCAAAACTTCAGTTTTACCTTGAAGATTGGTTTTAAAAGGAAATCTACTTGGACGAGTTTGAGCAAACTCATAAAATTGATTATAGTCTCTTGGAAATCCCAATGCAAATAACCAATTGTATAATTCAATATAATTGGCCATATCTTCTGAAATCAAGAATCTAATATTCAATTCACCAAAGGTTAATTTATCACCTATTCTAGGTATATCAGTAAAGGGAGTGGGCTGTATAGCAGCACCTAGAGACAACTGAGGTAAGTTTGCGGATTGGCAAGTAAAAGATGTATTTGGAATATCTTTTAT